ACTAACTCTGATAGATTAGGTAAAAATCACGCAGCCCACCACTATGCTACATTTTTAGACTCAGATAAATACAATCATTCTGACTACGGTTATAATCTTGAAGACAATGAAAGCCTTTCCACTTATTGGCAAAGACCGTTTTTAGGAAAGGGTGGATTATGTAAACAACCTAATGACTTGTTTAACTTGTTGCATCATCATACTCTTGAGTATAAACCTAAAGAGAAAAAACAAGAGAGCGAATTGACAGAAAGAGAAAGAGAAATGCTTGAAATGGGTCGTGAGTTCGGTGAAGAGGAAGAAGATGAAGTCGACTTTGATTATGAGCCTCATGTTTCTAAAACTAAATTTGGTGGAGAAAAACAACATAGTCTTTTATTTTCAAGAGTCGCTAACAGCATAGTTCCCCGCCACCATATAGATAGTGACGATGTAAACATGCGTGACCACAGTATGCTTAATTTACTCGCTCCATTTGGTCAAGCAGAAATTGGTTTATTTGGCATGATGGACAGAGGTCAATTTAGATTAGTCCCTCAAGTTGGAGGGGGAACAGTTGTAGAAGGTAAGAATTTAATAGACGAAGATACTGTGGGTACAGGTGAAGCCACTGCTACTTTGAATCCACATAACACTGCGAGAAGTAGCAGGTATGGGTCGTCTACTAACCCTTATACAGAAAGGCACTCTTATTCACTTGACCACGCTACTGCTAACAAGTTGAGTAGAGGTTATCATGATGCGAGGGAAGCAGGTCAAAGTCCACAAGAGTTTCACAATAAATTGTCAGGAAAAGTACCCGGTTATTTGTATGTGGGTCATAGATTTCCTGCTAAAGGTGGTGCTTATGATGAATCAGTTGAGAGAATAAAAAGTGCTCACGATTATCATCACACAGGTACTTTGTTAGGTATGGGTAATGCTCCTATGAACCCTTATCCTATGTTATTGAGTTACAAAGACAAAAGAAGCAAGTCTACACTTGCGAGTGGAGATTTGAATGCTTTAAGAGCGAAAGAAATACCTGCTACAGAAACAAGAGGATTTGATGACTTAGAGGAAGCCAAGGATGATTTGAGGCTTCGTTATAATTTGATTTCAGATAACGCTACTACAGACGAGCAAAAGAAAGAAGTCGAAGAAGAATACCAAAGAGCATTAGCAAGACTTGAAGAAAATTTCATGACGGCTTATCCTACTCCTTACAAAGAAACAAAAGAAGGAGTAGTAGAGTCTTTGAACATTCATAGATACTTACCACCTTCAAAAATAAGACAGGACTATGCGGGAAGTGGTAATCTATTGACTCAGATAAGTCAAAGGCAGCCAGTCACAGAAGAGCAAGAGCGTTATTTTGATTTGGCTGAAAGACAAGCAATGTTGATTCAAGAAAGAGATTCAGATGAAACTTCACCTGAAAGAAAGACCGAATTGAATACTCGTATACATGAAATGACTGATGAACTCAATCTCCTTGAGCCACTTTTACAAGAAACATCTGATAGTAAGTTTTCTTTTGGAAATTACGAGACTCAGATGATTGATAGAGAAAGAAGACTAAGAGCAGATACAGATGCTATCGCAGAAATGGGTTCTAAATTAAAAGGTATGATAGACCCTGAAATGTTAGCGCATATCTTTAATCCTAATCTTGACCACGAAACCGTAGCAGCCAATACTCGTATGTGGGCTAAGTTAGCAAATGATTATCTCAATACTGTTCCTCACAAACATCATGGTGTTTATACTAAGGGTACAGCAGAGTATACAGAAGCAGCAGGATTGCCTCAACAAATAAAGTCAGTTATGCATCGTATAAATCCTGATTTGGGAATTGACATAAGTAATATTTTTACTATCGAAGGTCAAAATAATATAATGGATAAGTTAGGATTAGATTCTAAAAATCCACGCCTTCTTGAAACTATGAATGATTATTATCAAACCCGATTGATGAGTCGTTTAAATCAGTTCGGAGAAATCAATACTCCTATAATGACAGTCAGGCAGTTGTTTGAACAAATGTATCCTGATGTTGATATAGGTTCTTTACTAAAAGACAGTAACAAGCGTGTAGATGAAGACTTAAGGCAAAAGGTTTTGGGACTTTACAGAACTATACAAGACAATGACAAGAACCAGCAAGTGGGTATTCATCTTCATACTGCTTTGAGTACAGACCATAGAGCGACTGACAAAGATTTGTATGATTCCCAAGATAATGTTAAAATTCCTAAATTTGGAAATGTAAAGAATAAAAAAATAGATGACAAGATAGACAAGTATTATCAAACTTTACAGAGGTTAAACAGTATAGTCACAGCATTTCCCGAAGTCGAATCCTCTGCTGGCTTAACTCGCACTGGTATCACAGATGTTCCTGTAGGACCAGTTAGTCCTGACGGACACTCAGTACACAGTCTTTACAACTCCGCTGGCTTTGCTCACGAGTTCGGTGATGAGTTCTATCCTAACTTTGATTACAAAATAAAGCCTAAGACAGGAGAAGTCTTAATCAAACCAGTGCCTCAAGGTCATAGTCAAAGACTAGTTCAGCCACTGGAAAGTTTTTGGAATGCAGTTGCTCCCGATGAATGGTTGAGGATGCTTAGAGGACCGGAACATCAGGAAGCAAGAGACGCTTTGGCTACTCTTGAAAGAATGGGCGCTCAATTCAAACCTAATAGTGTAGGTGAGACAAGGCACCAAGACCACCACTCTGTTAACAAATCAGATGTTAACCTTGCAGACTTAACTAACCCTGACATTATTAGAAAGGAACTTGGAAAGAAAGTACCTACTCTTCAACCAATGCATCGTATATTTGACCTCGATGACTTAGAGCATCTTCGTGGATTCACAGGCGACTGGATAGTTTCTGCTATGCCGGAAGGCGAAAGGGGCTTTGTAGAAAAGAAAGATGATGAAGTTAGTTCTGAAACATTTGACTTGTCTGATGAAGACAAAGGTAATTTCAAACAGGTAACTGATGAAGATTTCAAAGCAGATGTAATCAAGACAGAAGAAGGGTATTACATATTCGATGTATTGGAGTTTGCTGAAAAAGAAGTTTATGAAATCCCTATCAATGACAGGATTAAGATACTTAGGGGTGGAATGGAAGGCGTAGAGAATGTCCATGTTCCAAGTGCAAGCGATACTCGCCTTACAGATGATGAAGGTTTGAAATCAGTAATAGCCGACTTGCAAAAAGACCACGAACAGATACTACTTAGAGATGCTAAGTCAGTTTACATGGCAGGTGAGTTAAGGCATCCTAAGTGGGTTATGCTCAAACCGGGCAGAGATGTAGTACTCAGAGTATTAGAAAGAAGAGGCAACGGTCCTTACACTTACAGGCTCGGCACAGGTCCAATTACTCAAGAAGAAAACATAGGTAACAGGGCTGTCGAGTCTGAGGGTAAAACCTACATGGATATTGGTGTAGCGTTTAACAGTCCTGAAAAGTACAATGAAGGTGACCATGTAAGAGTCAACGCTGCTAATGTAAGTAAGGTAGAGACTGTGAACGAAGATGCAGTTTACACTTTAACTGGCTCAGAAATTATAGACGAGGCCGAAGGAGAAGGATTAGTTAGCAGAGAAACATTGAGTTTGCTCGCCAAGTCTTTAGATTCTCAATGGCTTTGTGAAGTAACTCGTGCCAAGAGTGGCATTAGAGTGACTATGCCTCAAGGAGATGTAGTTTACAAAGCAACTCAGTCGGGTGAGGCTTGGACAGTACATAGTCCACTGGCTTCTAATGGTTATCTAATTCGTCTTGCTGAGAGTCAAAGAGTATATTGGAGTCCAATAGCAGGTGCTTTACTCAAGGCTAATTTAGAAATCAAAGAAGAAGTTCACGAGTCAAAAGGTGATGCAGAGCCTTTGATTGAGCCTAAGCAGATAGAAGGCTCTGATTGGTGGAAGAAAAAGCAAAAACAAAAGGTACTTGTAAAAGGGCTATTGTTAATTGATAAGTTTATGAAAAGTGGAGTAGGTGCAGTCGGTCAATCTAGTACAGGTACTATGGGATTAGGTATTGGTTATGCGACACCTATAGAATCACCTATGGGTCCTACTAATTTACACGATGAAAAGACTATGCCTGACTTTGATAATAGAAAGAGACCCGGCGAAGACGAGTCTATAGAACCTGAAACAGAAGATATGGACGACGATAAACGCATGACTGTTCCCACAAAAGAAGGTATTTTAGAAATAACTCCTGACAAGGCTACCTTTCGTACTTAGTTAAATAGTATGAATGTTGTCTACAGGCCAATGGCTACCGCATTGGCACTACGAACCTCCGCTGTTTCTCACAGTGGAAGTATCAGTATTGTTAAGGCGGACAATGACCTTGTAATCGCTGGTTATGCATCTGTAGAGATGGTAGACAAGCAAGGAGATTTGATTACAAGGGGTGCTTTGAAGAACGCATTTGGCGACTTCATGAAAGCAGATGGCTACAGAAATGTTCAACTCGCACACTCTAACATACAAGTTGGAGAAGTAATACCATCTTACACTGACTCTGATGGTCGTGTATGGAAGTCTGGCGTTGATGACGCTGGAATGTTTGTCGTTATCAAACTAAGAGACGACATAGAAAAGGCTCGTGAAGTAGCCAATGAAATTCGCAAAGGTGCCCTGCGTGGGTTCAGTATTGGAGGACAAGCATTCAAGCGAATGCGAAAGAGTGACCAACAACATGGTGACTATACAGAAATTTCCAAACTGGAACTACACGAAGTCACTATTTGCGAAAAAGGTATTAACCCGGAGGCGACATTCCGTATATTGAAGGAGGACACAAATATGAACGAAGATAATGTATTGGGAGAACTATCTAGTACTTTAGATAGATTGAACGGTCGACTAGACGCTATGGAAAAGGGTGAAATGCCACCCGGCTTGAAAGAGCACATGGAAGACAAAAAAGACGACAAAGAAGAAGAAAAAGACGAAGCGAAAGAAATGGCTGACGAAGATAAAAAAGAAGGCATGTACGCTAAGTCAGACGAATACAGTGATGTAATCACAAGTGATTACTTAGACTGGATGGAGAACACACTAAAATCACAAGGTGTTGACATTGCAGGAGCAAGACAGCACTTTGATGACATTAGTAAAGCGAACTTGGGAAGCACTCCTGAGCAAATCGGTGACGGAGCAGACTACTTCGCAGGACAAGTAAAAGGTCGTGCACAAGAGAACGGCTCACCATCTACTAACGCTGTTGGTAAACTAAACAGTGCTGGTGGCGGAGAAGTTGCAAAAGGATACTTACACCCTGAATCAGTTAGCGCATCTGACCTAGAGGCTGCTTACGAAGTCTACAAGGCTGCTGCACTAGAAGAACAATTCAAGGGTAACCTTGGTGCTGTATTCGCAGACAGACTACAAAAAGAAATGACAGCAGAAGCAAATGCTAAGGCTGCTGCATCATTCGACGCAAGAACACCTCTTGCTAACATTGAAAAGGCTCTTTCCGACCTAAGTGAAAGAATTGACAACATCAGTAAATCTGCACCTGAACAAGGTGAAATCAGAAAATCTGTTTCCACTGTCGAGGTCCCATCAACACAAGACCTCGCTAACATGAACTGGGACGATGTACATCGCCTTGCAGGGAGTGTTTGGAACTAAATTAGTGGAGAATAAGGAGAGATAAACATGGCACGAAATTACATGAGGACAATTAACGATATGGAACGCTATTACTACGGCGCAGGTAACTCAATGGGTTACTCTTACACCGGTAGCGAACTATTGAAAGCAGACGCACCACTGTTGAGCACAACAGCAGGTACATACCAAGCAATCTACGGTAGAAAAGTTTGGTCACAACTAAACCAAGAATTTAACGCATTCTCTATTCTACCTAAGAAACCTTGGGACAGAAGTGGATGGAGAGTAGTTACTGCAAAACCATCTAAGACAGTTGGTGGAGGAATTGCAGAGAACGGTACACTACCTGACACAACAAAGCCTACATTCCAAAATGTTGCAGCAAAACCAAAGACTGTTGCTCACTCATTCGACATGAGCGAAGTAGCAATCTTCCTAAACGACAAAGATGACGGTCTTGGTGACATTCGCTCAGTCTTGAAAGAAGAAATGGGTAAGCACCACGCAGAGCACATTAACGACATGTTAACCGAAGATGTAACCACTGTTGCAGGAAACGATATTGAATCCCTTGACAGAATTACTACTGGTAACAACAGCATGACTTCCGGTACTCACTACGATACCAGCGATGAAGATATTTACTCCATCGACCGAAGTGCAAACACATGGGCATTTGCAGAAGATTCTGCTGACAGCAGTTCTGCTAACAGAACTCTATCACTTGACCACCTAGATGAGTTGTTCAGACTTATTTGGGAGCGTGGAGGAAATCCAAAGGTTATGCTAACAGGATATGACACTTTGATGAGAATCCAACAATTACTACAAGCACAACAGAGGTTCATGGAAGAAAAGAGAGTTGTTCCAACCTTTAACGGTGTAAAAGGTGTACCGGGTGTTGAGGCAGGATTTATTGTCGCAACTTACAACGGAGTACCAATCATTCCAACTAAGGAGATGGCATCTGACGGAATTAGCAGAATTTACATGCTTGACACAGATTATGTCTACTTCTCTACAGCAAAGCCAACACAGTACTTTGAAAGTGGTATTGAAACTGGTGACCCATTCGCTATTAACAGACTAGGACAGGAAGGACTTTACCGTACAATGGGTGAAGTTTGGACAACATTCTTTGGAGGCCAAGGTTCTATCCGTGACCTACAGTAAGGTTAATGGTGACAAATATAGGAGATGATGATAAATGACAACACGAACAGAAACACACAAAGGTTTGACAATTTCTTACGATGACGGCGACTTTACCAATGGTACAGTTGATGTTCTCTTAGACCTTGACTTAAGAACAGGAACACCAGTGGATGAAACTGGCTGGTTGAGTGGTAACTCCGGTGGCTCTTACCCCGGTAGTCTTACTGGATTCAATGCAAGTAACGCTGACGGTAACGCAGTCGGTGGTATGAGATTGGTAACAATTGCTTTTACTCTAGCAGACGCTGCTGAACAGACAATGACTATTAGTGCAGGCGCATCAAAGATAATAGGTATTATTGGCTCAACATTCGCAGTTGCAGACAAAACTCTATCTTTTACTTTTACTAACACTGGAACTGCTCCTGCTACTAAGACTGGTGGTTCACTACCAGCAATTGTGGCTCATGGTGAAGCGGCTGGTGCAGGAACAGTAACTGTGCTTTTGCTTAACTGAGGTGAGTAGCCTTGCCAATAGTTACATACATTGGAGGCACTGCTTATCGTAAGAAGCCTGATGGTAGTAAAAGGGTTTGGCCTAAAAATGTACCAGTAGAAGTTAGTCAGGAATGGCTTGACCAATACAGAGTGCATATATGTGGTAACCCTACTGCTTTCAGAGTGGAAGAAGATGGCGGCGTCACTTTTGATGAAGGTAATGACGGGCTTCCTGACGCTGGTTGGACAAAGAAAGACATATCTGCATGGTTGAAAGCAAAAGGTGTACAGTTTGGTGGTTATGCTACAAAGGCAAAACTACTCACACTTGTAGAGGAAACACTAAATCCTCCAACACCCCAGCCTGAACCAGTAGTAGTTAAAGAACCAGTAGTGGAAGAGGCTACACTAACAGAACAAAATATAGGAGATGAATAAATATGGCAGTAACAATAGACCCAAGACCAACATACTTTGGAGACAGAATGATAGTAACAGGCTCGTACACAGGAGGAACGACCTCAATAGATTTGAGTTCCTTGTTGAGTAAAATTGACTTTGCTAATGTAATTCCGACAGGTGAAACAGCACTTGCTATATCACCTAGTGACGATGGTAGCGATGCCGACACTATCGGAGGCGTCCAAATAGCAGACCAGTGTACATTCTCAGGCACTACGATAACAGTTCTCAAATCAGGAGGAGCAGGTGCTGGTACACAACCGGGCACATTCTTCGTAATAGGTCGCCGATGAGGTGGCTTAAATGGGAAGTGCAAGTTTAGGTAATCTAAAGTCAAAGGTTGTCGGACCATTAGCACCTGCTGATTTTTCAGGTGCTACGGCGATACAGTCTGCACTAGATGCAGGGTTTGACGCAGTGACAGACGCTAACTCAGCCGACACCATTGTCGGACTTGAAATGCTCAATGTCTTAGGAAACGCTTATTTGGTAATCATATACAAAGCGTAAACGGGATGAGTATGGACACCTTTGGCAGCCTTGGACTTGACGATATAAAGAGACTACAAAAGCGTGGTATTCGACTTAACGAATCATACGGTGCTTCGGTTAGAACCGATGAGGATAATCCCTTAGCGGGTGTTACCCTAAAACAGCGTAACCGTAATAAGAATGCAGGTGATGTTCTTAACATAGGCTCAGGTACGAGATGTAAGCATTGTGGAATGCTTTACTTCTGCTGGGTGGACAAGTGCAGAACTTGCAATAAGAAAATGGAATTTAACCTCGGACAAAAGGAATGAGGAGGATGAGTTATGCCAGCAGTATTTTCACCCGGAGAAGCAGAAACTCGACCTGTAGACCCTGACGCTATCGTATACACGACAGGCGACAAGGTGGGAGAACTGCTGGGAATTGCTCCGGGCGAGCCTGTGCTTGCTGCTGCCAATTCTTCTGCAACAGGTTTCTATATTACAGGTACAGATTTAAGAGAGCATGGTTTTGAAAAGGATGATTCAATCTTTGTATTTAGTGACCTATATCCTCTTGGTGAAACATTTACCATTGGTACTCCAGTCGTAGAAGATGTAAGTGGCACTAAGTATGTCAAATTACCAGTTACACTCGACTCAGGCGCAGCGGGAACAAACGACGCCTTCGCTAGTTATACCACTGCTGCTAACACTGAAATACAAAACAAGACTGTCTTCACTAATGGTAAAAAGAGAGGGGTAACCAAAGATATTGTTAACAAGCATATCAGAAGAATACAAGATAGAATTGACAACTATACTCATAATGCTTGGAGACCTTATCTTGTAAGTGCAGAGTATCTTAACTTTGATACTTACAAACCATACAGAAGAAGATACTATACAGATTATGTCGGTACTACTCCTTTGTTGTTTAGGAATGTTCAGCAGATTCTAAGAATTGAAATGTGGCAAGGTCAAGACTATAGAGAGATATGCGGAGCGGAGGCTCGTATACAATTACCTGATGACTTATCAACTACTGACGGTAACATAGCAATCTCGCCCGGTAACGGCAGTGCTGCATTACTTTCAATAGGGACTTCTTCAACCACTTGGAGGAAAGACTTCGATAAGGTCACTGCTGCTCAGAATCTTGCAGACTTAATCAACAAAGAAGACAGGGTTAACAAAGCGGCTGTAGAATTCAGCCCAGCGTTTACTTTGGAAGGCTCTACATCAAATATAGCAGTTCATAATGAATTCCTTGCATCTGCTAATTCTGATTACGGTAATGGTAAATTAAAAGTTACAAGCATGAGGCAGACTAAAGGTGGAGAAACTTGTTCTATAGTGGCATCTAGTGGTATCACTCTGTCACAGACTAAGACTGCAACCGCTACATTTGCTAGCCTCGATTCTGATGATATTACGGTAGATAGTACAGAAGGCTTCCTAAACTCAGGTGTATGTATAGATGCTAGTGGAGACATATTTAGATATGAAAGTAAAGATGCTACTAGGTTTTTAACTTGTACTTCTGTCACTGGCGGAGGTGGCCTAGGTGCGGTAACAGGGACAATCACTCAGCATATATTCCAATTAGATTTACAGGCTGGCTCTACAAGTGGTGACCAAGCAAGACTCAAGGATTGGTGGCTTGACCACGAGATGGGTATAATTTACTTCAATAACTCTTATCCTTTCTTTGAATATAACTCTGTCAAGGTTTCCTACATTTACGGAGAGCGTTATCTTGAGAAAGCCATTGAAGAAGCGGCCACTAAACTTGTAGCAAGTGAATTGTTAATGTCTGACGACCGTAGTGTGCTAATACCCGAAGGAACTCAAAATATTGACCTTGGTTCTAAAGCACAACTATTCCGCAGAGAAGCAATGGATATATTGTCTCGCTACAAGGAAGTGGTGGTATTCTCATGACGGCCGATTTTAAAGAGCCACTTGATACAGTCATTGACATTCTAAAGGCTGACTTTGACGCAGTAGCAAAGACAGGTTGGAACAGGGCTAATACAGATAACATCAAGCCAATTATACTTGACATTGCCAGTGATGGACCTGAAAGAGGTAAGCGTCTTGATTTACAGCGCCACGATTATATACTGTGTTACGAGACTGCTTTAAATGAAGAAGTTCCTGATTTGCTGTACAATTTCGTTACAACTCGTGTAAATATCACCGTAGACATGAGGACTACAAGAGGGCGTAGCCGTCTGAGGAAAATGGAAAATGAAATGAGGAGAATTATCCATGTCAATAGAAAAGGAGACGGTGCTAATTTTGACCGCATGATTCTCAAGGTAAGAACTGATTTGAGCGACAGAACCAAAAAGTTGTTCCGACACACCTTCCAAGTAGAGGTAGTAATACTAGCGGAGTTGATACCATGAGTGGATTTGGTGCACATTACAAAGGTGATGTATCTGAGGTCACCATGGGTCACGAAAGTGGCTTGTTGATTGAGCACGACCAACCTCGTACTTGGAGAGCGACAGATAATACGGATTTCACTACTATTCAATTCAGAGGCACTGGTGCGATAGGTAGCACAAGTATTTTTGAAAATGCACTACCTATACTAAAATACCCTCTCGGTATGTTGATTGGTCAGAAAATGACATTCCATTCCGTAGCCAGTGGTACTAACAACTTTGCTGACTACTATAACGATTCTTTCAAAAGCAGAGTTTACACAATAGTAGACCACACGGTAGAAAGTAACGCAGATGGTAACAACGCTACATTTATCAAAGTAGTACCAGCCCTTAACTTTCCAGTAGGTACTACAACAATAGATAGTGCAACAGGTGATGCTATATTTTTACATTCTACAGGACTACCTACTTTACAAGGCGATGACAACTTTGTCATGAACACAGCGGCAGCCTCTTCTAAAGAAGTCAGTATGATTGACCAGTTTGTAGGACTGGCTAGTTTCATGACTTTACCTGATACTAAGGTAGACTTGCATAGTTACCATGTTGTAGGGCTAGGTCGACAAGTTGCAGTTCAGCAAACGGGTCAGGTTCATCATATGGGTGGTTCACTTGAGATGCCTCTTCATAACCCAAGATGGTTATATTACAGCCTCGGAAGAGAAGTAGTTAGTAAAGACAAGTGCGGTGCGATACCCCACGCTACAAGTCCAGTTCCTACTATATACGCTAATGTCGCACCGGGTCAAAGTCATATCGATGTGACTAGCAGTCAGAGTGGTAGTGTAAGATTTGGCTCGTCAAGTGATGCAGTAGTAGGTGATTACTTACTTATCAAAGACACCACTCTTGCACCTACTACTACTTACAAGACTCCTCAAAAGTCAACCGATAAATACTGGCCTTCTGAATCATCCGGCTCTAACTTAGCAAGTGATGCCGCTCACTTTGAATGGACAGAGACTAGTGAATGTAGAAGAATAAGTGCAATTGAAGGACTTGGTAGTAGCAGATTTAGATTGTACTTAGACGACCCTGTTCAGTTTCAGCATACTACAAGCGATACTCTTGAACTAAGGCATTATCGTGATGATGGCTCTAACGGTAGTCCGAATGTAAATACCACTCGTACAATCACTAATCATGTCCACCGGTTACTATTTTCTGCTGAAACCATACCTAGTTTTTCTTTAGAGCATAGCGTTAGAACGAGAGACCTAGGTTCTTTCAACGCTACGGCAGAGTCGACAGTTTCACCCGGCTCATCAGGAGATAGTAAACAACTAACTCGTGTATTCAAAGGGTGCAAAGTAGTCGAATGGGAATTGTCATCTACAGTCGATGCCGAGTTAAAGTACAGATGTATATTTGATGCGCTTGCCTGTTATACAGATACTGGTCGACTTGAGTCTTCTAATAAGGGAGACAGATACACCGCTCATAGAATGTTCCAAAACACTGCTGATACTCTCAAAGGTAGAAAGTCTAGTAGCATAGCGTCAGGCTCGGAAAAACCTTTCATGTTTTACAACGGGACAATAAGTGCGTTTGACCAAAACTTAGCCTTTGTAAGTGCGTTTGAATTGAGAGGCAAAACAGGTGTGGAGTTATTCCACACTATACAGAGCAACCCAGTAGCAGAGTCAGTAGACTCTTCTACCAAATTAAGTCTGAAACAAATACCTTATGGCGGAACTCGTAATGCCAGTATAATCAGAGAAGGGAGAGAGGAATTTGAAATGGAAATAACATTGGCTATACAAGATGCTACTCTCTTCCATGAACTTAGAACTCATATTCAAAGAGGCGGTACTGTGAACTCTACTGGTGGGACAATCATGTTGCACTTTACAAAGCCAGTTACTACTGGTGATTCGGGCGTAACTCCAAGTCTAAGAGTGATGATTGATGACTACTTTATCACAGAGTTACCTATACCCATGCCTGATGACAAAGGTTTGTTGTTTACTACTATGAAACTAAAACCTCAGAATGTTAAAGTAATAAGTGAGGACACAGAGTACCATTGTTAGGAGGAGTAAGTATGCCAATGAAAGCGTGGATTTCTTTAACTCCTAACTGTTTTTATGCTATTCCTATAGATGAAGAAGAAGAGGGCGGAGAGTACCTCTTCGACCCGGAAGCAGGTAAGGCCAGCGAAGACCCGTTTGCCCACCTAAAACTGGAGGAGTCCCCCTCTGATGAGGCGGTCTCCGATGAGGAAGTGAGTAAGTATGTCGGAGGAGATGAAGAAGAATAACATAACAATAAACGGAGTACCTTTTGAAATAACAGCGAAACGCTTGACATTTTTTGACATACAAGAAGTCGCACCTTTGTTTATAGGTGGAGATTTGAATTTTTCACGCTACTGGCGACATGCTTTCAATAACTGGTTAATCTATGACGATTATTTTGACACAGAAAATCTGACGCCGGATGAAGGTAAAGCACTCGCTGCTCTATTACCTGACCCCAGTGAGGTGATGGAATGGTTAGTTTTTCGGGAAGCGAAGTCGACAACATCAAACAATTTGTCCACGGCAAGTTTGTCAACGAGCGACTTCGCTACCAACGAGAAGGGATGGAGTACCTTTTGATGACGCATTATAATATTAATTTACAGGAGGTTAGGGATTTGTCTATACAAGATGCAAAACAATTACTGTACTGGGCACAGTCTATGCATGGTCAAGAAGAAGTGCCCAAAGACGCAGTTTATTTGGGCTACGACAGAGTGCCACCAGTGGAGGGATGGGGATGACTGCTTTCAAATGTTTGGCTTGTGGTAGCCAAGAAATAGACCAAGATACTGTTATTATGCAAGGTAAATGGAGTCGCTTAGTTAATTATTCAAATAAAAAATATAATGCGATAAGTTGTAAAAATTGCGGGTATACAATGTTATTCAAGCAAAATTCTAAATTTAACATACTTGAGGCTATATTAGGGTGAGTGAAATGGTAGACGGAGAAATAGACCCACGCTCTGTAGAGGCTATGGAGAAATTCAAAAATTACAGCAAAGA